GACAGTCACAAGCAGAGATGATATATCAATGGTTGCTAACACAGATATTTATTTTAATCATACGCTAAGTATTCTAAATCTAACCGAACGCCAATGCATTGCTTTAAGTAGATGGGATGATAAAATCGGAGGACTTAAATTACATAACGAACGATTTAGCCAGGATGTCTGGATTTTTAGAGGCAAGATGCGGAATGTAAATTTCTGCGATTTCTTTCTAGGCATACCGGGTTGCGATAACCGCATCGCTTACGAATTAAATAGCGCAGGTTATGCATTATTCAATCCAGCTACAAAAATACAAGCAATCCATTACCACAGAAGCGACTTGCATAATTATGATGGCAAAACATTAAAGATTCAAAGACCTTATTTGTTTATTCCAGTTACATGAAAATCTTACTATCTCCAGGCATTTACTTGCCTCACCAAAGGGCAGGATCAGAAATCTATTTGCATAGGGTTGTAAAGTATTTAATGAGCAAAGGGCATGAGGTTAAGGCGGTTACTAGATGCCCAGAAAATTATACCTATGAAGGCATTGAGGTATATAAAGCCAAGGAGAATTACAAGCAATGCCATAATGATTTATGGGACTGGGCGGATTTAGTGTTTTGTCAACTCTCTGGCACTTACTATGCCATGAATAAGCAGAGACTAAACGCTAAAAAGGTTATAAACTTTGCGCACAATAACGTAGGCTATCCGCAGGTCAATATTAGGCCCAATGTTTATACTGTTTACAATTGTGAAAATACAAAGCAAGAGTTAAACTACAACCAAGAAACCTATACTTTGTATGCGCCGATTGATTACCGAGATTATTCGACAAATAGACCTTATGCGGAGTATGTGACTTTGATAAACCACAACGAAAACAAAGGCGGTCAGATATTGATTGAGATAGCAAAGCGAATGCCGCATGTTAAATTTATGGCGGTGCAAGGCGGCTACTATCATCAGATTAAAGATGAGAAAGTCAAGAATATAAAATATGTGCCATTGGTAGATGATGTGCGCAAGTATCTAGCGATGACAAAGGTTTTAATTGCGCCTAGCGAGTATGAGAGTTACGGAATGGCTCAAATAGAAGCCTTGTGTTGCAATATTCCTGTTATTGCATCTGATATACTAGGATTCAGAGATAGTCTTGGAGATGCAGGGATATTTGTCAATAGAAACGATATACAAGCGTGGGTAGATGCGATTACTAATATTGATACGATTAAGACTAAGAAAACTCCTATGCAAAGGGCAAAACAATTAGATCCTGCGGAGGAATTACCCAAGTTTGAAAATTGGTTAAATAAAATATGTAATTTAGCGTTATCGTAATGGAAAAAAAAGAGTATATAAAACAACCCTTTAAACCTAAAAAGAATGAATCAGTTAAATGTAGTGAGCCTAGCGGATGCGAAGATGTACCTGCGATTAGACCTAGATTACACAATAGAAGATGGCTTAATAACATCATTAATAAAATCTGCGGTAAATCAAGCTGAGCAGTTTACTTTGCAAGTTTTGTGGCAGAGGGAATTGACTGCAATAACTCCAGCAACAGGTGCGCTAAAAATATATGAATATCCTTTAATCTCTGTTGAGGGCGTAACTAATTCTGATTTAGAAGTCTTGACATTCGAAACAATCGAAACGCAAGGCTATACCGAGGTAATATCTGGTGCGCCGGGATTTAACACAGTTACTTATGTCGCTGGTTATGGATGGAATTATGAGGGCGGATCTGATGTACCTGATGACATTGAAACTGCAATAAAAGAAATGATAACTTTTTATTATGAAAACAGAGATAATCCAGTTGTAGGTATGCCTACTATTGCAACTCTTTTGCTTTCTCCTTACAGACGCATAACTCTATTTTAATGAATCCGGGCAAGTTAGATAAGCGCATTACATTTGGCACATTAACATCGGTTGAAAATGTTAATCAGGATTATGATATTACGTTTGTGCCAGTATTAGCTACGTGGGCAAATATTAAGCCTTATGATGGCAATAGACAATTACAGGCTCAAGAGCAGGTCATAAATCAGGTCTTTAGGTTTACGATTCGTATTAGAAAAGATTTTGCACCGACAAAGGACATGCGTATTCTGTACGAATTGAATCTTTTTACGATACATTCAATCAGAAATGTAGATGATACGTTTAGGTTTTATGAGATACTGGCATCGGTAACGGATGATAATAATGGCTTCTAAAATAAACATTTCTAGACTTTTATCTCAGATTGAATCCTTTGGTCAAGATGCTAACAAGGTAGCGGTAGCGGTTACTAATGAAACTACGCAAGGTATGGTGACTGCGGCTCAATTAAGGGTAGTTGTTGATTTAGGTCAATTAAGACAATCCATAGGAAAAACACTTGCAACAATAAATGTTAATAGATCATTGTTTTTTGCTAACGCTCCTTATGCAGCTTACGTTGAATTTGGAACTGGAAGCGGTGTAAATATTCCTAGAGGTTTTTCAGATATGGCTGCACCTTTCAAAGGCAAAGGAATTAGGAGGCGAGATTATGGCCCTAAGCCTTTTTTTATTCCTAGCTATCTTGAAGGGATCCAGCAATACCCTAAAGATTTAAGAAAAGTATTGCAAGTACAAACACGAAAATATAATGCAAAAAAATAATTACATTTGAGAAATGAAAGATGCTAATTTATCAATACTGAATGCATACAAAAGTAACCTAGCCAATTTAGTAGTCGGTGGTGTTACTATTCCAGTATACAGTAAGTCAGCACCTTTAAAGAATGTACCGGCAAAATATGTAATATTATCTAGCCAAACGAGATTACAAGAGCAAACAAAGTGCGGATATTGGTATCTTTGCACAATTAACGTGCAGATAGTAACCAAATATCCTAATGGAACAGGCGATTTGAGTTTTGCAATGGTAATCGCGGAGGAAATACAAGACAGAATACAAGTTACTAACTTAACTTTGTCTAACTTTACTAATGTTGAAACCTTACAACTTATTACAAATGAGGTAATTTTAGAAACGGAAACAGAAAACATATTTCAATACATCTTAACTTTTCAACACAAATTAAATAGAACTTAATTATGGCAGCAGAAAATTTTTATTCAGGCAGCTTATTCATGCTCTACATTCGCACAGGTGGCGCGTGGAAACCAGTAGCATGTTTAACATCAAATGGCATCAGCGAATCTTGGGATTTTGCTGAGACAGTAACTAAGTGCGATCCGGGCGTAACCAGACGTAAACCGACAACCTATTCATACGAGATTCCTTTTGAAGGAGTATTTACAGATACAGTTGGCGCAGGTGGTGATACCGCTAAAGCATCATGGGATCGTATCAAAACTCTTGCTAGGTCAAAAACTTTGACTGAGTATCAAATAGCTTTGTTATTAGCGAATGGTTCGGAGGATCCAAATTTTGCAGCTCAGTATGGTACTGCTTATTTTAGCGCGTTAGATATTACTGGTGCTGAAGGCGAGTTCATTACCTTCTCTGGAACTATGTTAGGCGATGGCGACATAACTGAAACTGATCCTTATCCTGGCTACTAATTTATGGAAGGTCATTTAACGTATAAAATCGGCGAGGTTGATAGGCAGTTTTTCTTTGGCAATTATGCTTTAGAGCAGACATTGAATCATTTTGATGCATCTGTTTCTGATTTATCTGATATTTTAGGTAAGCAGCTATTGCCATTTTTGAGAATGTTTATGTTCCACGCGGCAACTTATCCAATATTGAAAAAGGGTGAAATTGTTAATTTTACCGAGTTTGATGTTCATGAGTGGATTGATTCGAGCGGAGGTTCTGGCGGTGATTTAATAGTTATAGTTTCGAAGGAAGTTTTCAGAGTGTTAGGATTGAATACCGAGGTTACTAACCAAAAAAAAAGCAAAGCGGAAAGTTAAATTGGAATAAAGATGTGCTGACATTTGCTTTTGGTGAATTGGGATTAATGCCTGATGACTTCTACGCCTTGACATGGAATCAATATATATTGAAATGTCAAGGCTTTTTTAATAGGGAAAAAAAGGAATGGGAGCGGAT